TGCGAGATCGTCGCCAGCGTGCGAACCGGATAACCCATATTGCCTTCCTCGCTCTAAACCTGTTCCCACAACACGGCGAAACGCTGCTCGTAGGTGCGCACCCCGTCGCGGCCATAGCCCGAGACCGTGATTTCCAGCCTCGACTGGGCGCGGCGCGCCACAGCTTCGATGTCGACACGCACGAACACGCCTTGTGCGACCAGCGTCTGCATGGCTTCACGCGCATAGTCCCGCGCCAGCACCTCGATCTCGGCTGTCAGCGCACGGCGGCGCAGGAGCCACAGTTTCGAGCCGAGCGGCGTTTCCCCGTCCGCAAGGTCGAAGCCATCCCCTGCCCAGCCCCGGTTGCTGTCGCCGTCGCGCAGTTCGATCGGGTCGACGCGCCGGTCGGTCATCAGGCAGATCAGCACGGCGGTCGTGATCGCATGCCCGTTGCGCAAGCCGCCGGGATTGTCCGGATCGGCGAGATCGGTCAGCGCGAGGTCGCCGACACGGCCATCCCAGACGAGATCAGGGTCCAGAAGCGGCTCTGCCGGCCCGGTTATCGGAACGATGCGCATCACTTCATCCAGACCTTGGACGCAAAATTGTCGGTTTCCGTGTGGCCCGCACTGTCTATGGTGCCTTGCGCCGAGGCCGGCCGGTCGGCATCCGCGCCGCCCAGTCTGACATTGCCGTCCAGCACGATTTCCGGTGCAACGATCGTCACCTTCGTCGAGTGGACGATCCGCAACTCGGCCATAACCACCGAGACGATGTTTCCGGCATGGTCGTAGATCGCCGTGCCGCCCTGTTCGATCTGCGGCCGCAATCCGGGATGTTCACCGCCAAGAATATAGGCGGCGTCCCTGCGGCCGCGCGTGCCCAGCACGACGCCGATGCCGCCCTGGACAGGCCAACTGGCGAAACCGTGCGGCTCGACCCTGTGGGCGCGCTCGAAGCGGTCGCCGGCAAAGCCGCGGCCATTGACGAATTGCTGGCCGCCCCGATGGACGACGGTTCCGTCGAATTCCATGCGGGTAAGGTTTGCGTCAAACATCGGGGTCCTCGCGATAGCTCGGCTCGGCAGTCTCGGGAGCCGCCCAAGCATCGCTGGATTTGCCACGCGGATTTTCACCGCCGAGCGAGCGAGGATCCTTGAGCGTGAGTTCCGCCACGGTGCCGCCCTGCCCGTCCTGCCGAAGGTTCACGGTCGCGATGATCATGTCCTGCTCGATTCCGAGCCATGCATCGTCCACGGCGACAAGGAAATTGCGCGTCCACAACTTGCCCGCACCATCGCGCCAGCCAGGCGTCGAAACCGTCGCTGAAATGCCGTCGCCGGCCGCCCGCCGGGCTTCCCAGTCCGCCCGCCGTTTCAACCGCGATGACGTCGCTTCCCCTTCCTGCAGGATAATCAGCGGCCGCTTGCGTTTCGCTGTCCCGCGAGCCTCGACTTCCGGCCGCAGCGCTGATGCATTCACCCCTTCGCTCGCCTGGCCGCGCACCTTGATAGGTGAAAAGGCCGTCGCTCCGCTCAGTTGGCCCGTTGCCGCGATGATATTGACGCCCAGCGTCACCCCGCCGGAATGCCGGCCCTCGGGCTTGTCGGCCAGCTTCAGCTTGCCTTGCGGCGTATCGTGGATCAGAACCCCTTGCGAGCGCGCTTCGGCCTCGATCGTATCGAACAGGCTTTCGCCGGGCACAACCTTGTGAACGCGCTTCTTCTCGGTCTTTGGCGAACCCTCGATGCCCACGCCGAGCGTATCGAATGTCTCCGCAACCCCGACCAGGTCGACATCGCTGGCCAGCATGGTCGAATGATCGATGGAACATTCGGTCGCATCGCACGTGCGCGAAACAAAGCTGACCTGATAGATTCGGTCGCGCTCGTCATGCCTGCCATTGACATCACGCACGTATCCGGTCCCCCAAAGCTCCCCGGAAACGGTGATGGTGGCGTCATCGTCAGGTATGCATGGCAGGCCGGAGCCAGTCCAGGCGACTTCGAAGCTCGCGCTCCTGACCGCATCCTCGGCTGAGGCCGACAGCGAACACGAGCGATGCTGAAGCTCGCGTCCGTTGGCGACAAACTTGATCTCTTCCAGCATCAGGTCGCGACCGCCTCGATGGTGGCAGGCATGATCAGCGGCGTGGCGCTTCTGTTTCGCTGCACGAGTTCGGCGGCGCGTTCCGGCGCAGCATAGAGATCATAGGCCAGAACGGTCGAAGGCAGCGACAGGTTGGTTTCTACCCGCACCAGCGGCGCGCGGCTGGCAGCGATCTCCGACAAGGCCCGTACCGCAGCACCCGACAGCCGGACGAGGAAGTTGACCGCATCGGCCCCCGCCAGCCCCAGAAGAGGATAGATGTCGGCAACTTCGGTTGACAGTCGAGCCCTTGCTGCGATCGCATCCTGTCGCGACGGATAGTCAGCTCTCACCGCCGCAAAACAACCGGCGACGGCAAGGCAGTAGCGTGCAGCAACTCCGTCTGGTTGCATCTTGCTTGCGGCATCGGAAAATGACGAGGGCTCCGACGCCTCTCCGACCAAACGAGCAAGATCGAGCGCTGCGCCGACGGTTCCGGCCGCGGCAAAGCCTGCCACCCGGGCAAGGTCCTCGCCATCGCGCACAAGGCGATCCGCAAGTTCGAGCAGCAGGGAGAACGCTTCATCCATGGTCTACAATCCCGCCAATGCGGTTGCGGCGAGCGCCGCCCCGGCTGCAAAGATGGAACGAAGCCCTGCAAGCGCATTCCCGACGGACGATGTCGCGCCGCCTGCCTGTACGAAATCGAGGTCATAAGCGAGATAGCCCGCCTGGTCGCGCTCTCGATGCCGGCGGCAACTGACGCAATGCATCATCCGCGCCGCATCGATAGGCAGGATCAACAGCGACGGCCCGGGCGCGGCGCAGGCCTCTTCCAACGCGAGACCGGCCCGATCGGCGGCGTCGCCGGCCACGTAGGCACGAACATAGAAGTCTCGGGCCACCACGCCCATGTCTTCCGTGACGGGCACTTCGCCGCCCGATATGTCATGCACCGCGACGCGACGGCCGACCGTTCCGTCTTCCGCCTCGACATGGAAGGAAACGCCGCGAAACGATGCCCGTCGCAACGTGCCAAGCCAGTTCCTCGCCATCTCTCGTCTTTCAGATCAGACCGGACCGGGTAACCGGCCGGCATTGGGCATCGAACGACCGGGGTTTCCGGTGGCAAGCTGCCCCGGTCGACCGTTCAGGCTTCCGATGGGTCGCATCAGGTCGGCTCCTGCCGCGCGGATGGCGGCAGCCGCCTGCTCACCGGCACGTACGATTGCAGCGGCTGCGCTGGATATGGCGTTACCGGCCTGATCCCCAGCATCGCCGAGACTGGTGCCCGCGAGCTTGATCGACTGGGCCGCCTGATCGCCACCATCCTTGAGGGCGTCACTCGCATCTCCCATCATGGCTTCGCGTATGCCTCCCGGCTGCGCGGCGTCCAGTGCGGCGATCCGCCTCTGCTCGTCGGCGGCGAGCTGCTGGCGCATACCATCCGGCGACGGCGCAACGAAGCGGTCGTAACGCAACTCGGGCAGCACCATGCCGGGGTCCGGCCTGGACAATGGTAGCGGAGCCACCGTAGGAAGATGTCGGATATCTGCGCTTGCGGCGACGGCATCCTGACGCCTGGATGGCAGTTCGGGCGATGCCGACAAAAGCCCAGCCTCCGCCTTCTTGCCCTCTTCCGAACGCCACCCTCCCTCGAAGGCGGCCAACCCGCGAGCCTCCGAGTCGAACCAGTTGCGTGCGCGCCAGGTGCTTTGCTGGCCCGGGGTCAGGCCGCGCTTGGTCAGGCCTTGCGTGATCGCCTCATCGAAGTCGAGGAAATTGCTGACCCCGTCGAGCGCGTCAGAAATCGGATTTGAAACGGTCGTGCCGAGCGAAGTCTTGAAGCGATCCCAGGATGAAGCCATGCGGTCCAGCTTCGACTGATTGTCCGAGAGGATCTGTGCGAGGTCCTGAAGCGTCGCCCCGTCGACATTGGCGAGGGCTTGCTGAAAACCTTCCATGTCCTCGCGGCCTTGCAACAGTGCCCGCATACCGACCTGGAACTGTGCGTCGGTGAACAGTTGCGGGATCTTCGACAGTTCTCCCTTGGTCGCCTTCTGGGCAAGATCGAGGAATGCATCGACAAGATCGCGGCCTTCCTTGCGGGCCTGCG